ATTATAGAAAATCAGGACCAAAAATGATTTGTTTTTATGCTGGACTCCCATCAACACATTTAGATTTACCTAAAGGAAATTCTCGTTATAGGAATGACGGTTTTGATTTGAGAAGAGCATCTGAAAATCCGTTGATTGAAGACCAATCGGGTAAACAAGATTGGGCGTTATCTAATAAGTGTGTTGGGTTTAATGTCGATATTGGTATTAGGAATCAAAACATATTTTATTCTTTTAATGTTTCTATGGATAGCGGTAAGGCAACCTCTGAAACAATACAAACACAATTAAATATGGTTAATCAGGCTTCAGGTAGAGATGTTGCAACCCAAAATGTTGGATTATATAATCTCTACAAACAAAGAAGTTACCAATGTCAGGTGGAGTGTTTAGGTAATGCATTATTACAACCTACAATGTATTTTAATCTTAGACACGTACCAATGTTTAATGGTCCTTATTTAATTACAGAAGTTAACCATTCAATTACTGCTGGTGATTTTAAAACAAACTTTACAGGTATTAGACAAGGAATATATGATTTACCGTCTATTGATAATTTCTTACAAAGTATTAATCAAAGTCTTTTAACTCAGATTGAAACTATTATTTTGGCAAATAAAGAAAATACTCCTGTTAAGCCAATAACCAATATTAATAAATCTGCGTTGTTAACTCAACAGGGTGATAATGTTGCAGCAGCAACAAACACCTGTACAAATAATTTAAATTCAAATTATTCTACTTGGGGTGATTTTGTTGAATCGTTAACAACAGGATTAACATCATTAGAACTTGCTAATGCGATAATTGCCAAAACAACTAACACAGACATACAAACAACAATTTATTTGTTATGTTATGTATTAACTTTTAATAAAGATAAATTTGAAGGTTATAATAATAACTTTGCTTCTGTTGCGTTAAACACATTTTGGGGGTCAAGTACTAAATTTTTCATACAAAAACAAGCGTCCTGTGTTAAAGTTCCAAACTCATTAGGGGTTAAAACATCACAACCTATTGCCAATTTTGAAACCCTTGATAAATTTTTAGATTTCATGGTTGCAAGAGTAAGTGCGAACATTAGAAGAATATATGTTGGTGAAAACGGTAATGCTCCCTTAGGTCTTGCCAAATATTATGTGTGTTATTGGAGACCATCCAGTGATGGAATTCCAAATATTAGTGAAACGTATTTTGACGAAAATCAAGATTTATATAAGGTGTTATATTCGACTTTAAAGAAAGGATATAAATCCGCTGGTGAAGTTGGATTACTTGTAGATGGTGCTAAAACAGCTTCTAACAAACAAATTCAACAAATTGCTAATGGAGGTACGGGAGCAACAAATAATGTTAATACCACCACAGTGCCACCACCAACTTGTCCACCACCAACAATTGTATCATTCTCACCATTAACGGGTGTGACTGGTACTATATTGAATATTACGGGTACCGATTTAAATAGTATAAGTGCGGTAACAATAAATGGTGTTACCACAACAACAGGAATTACAATTAATAATAATACAAATATTGTTGTGTTGGTTCCATTTAGTAACACATTGGTTGTTCAAAATAATACAATCAATGTTAGTGGTAAATTTGGTAATGGTAATAGTACTGGATTGTTCACTTATAATCCTTTACAAACATCTGCAGCTCCTCCAACAGTTGCTCCGAATATTCCAGCAAACTATAACACAAATTCACAACAAACTGGTTTGCCAACATTCATAGGTGTAACACAAAATGGAAGAACAATATTAGGAACGGCATTAATTGAGGTTAATATTAATCCTTTATTAACTGCAACATATAGTATGTTACCTCCTTTTGTGGTGGAACCTACTTTCACATTTAAAGTGGGAGTACCTGAAATATTTAATAATTCAGAGTTAAGTAAAACTCTTTATGAAAGTAGTAGTATTACTTTAGGTACCACGTACTTCCAATCATCTACTTCATTTAAAATGAATCAGGCAGATATTTTAAGTGTTATTACGACTAATTGGGAAACACCACCAAGTAATAGTACGATTATATGTACGTTTACTATTAATGCTGGAAAAGTATCACCTCCAGAATTAAAAGATAGTCAATCGTTTAAACTAACGATACAATTATAATTTAACAAATAACGATATATTTATATAGAAACATAAATATGAATATTAAATCAGCATTAGACAACTACCTTGGCAAATCTACAAGATTTTCACAAGAAGATAACGGTGACGGAACCAAACAAGTTTGTGACTTAGATACAGGGGATTGTTATACCGTAAGAGAACGAGATGGTCTTATTGAAAGAGCAGGACATCAAACAACTGCTAACAGACGAGTTAGAGTTGAAACCTCTAATGGTATTAAACAATTATTAAATGGATAATAAGATGAACATAGATAAAAAAATATTAAGTGAAATCCAAAGATATAGAAGTATTGACAAATATATCATGGAACAAGCGGCAGAACCAGCACCTGATGATTTTGCAGCTTTAACTCCTGATGCAGGAGCAACACCTCCGCCACCACCAGCAGAAGCTGCAGCAGTTCCACCACCACCTACAGGAGGTGAAGTGGCAACACCAATCGATATTGAAAATGACCCAGATGTTGAAAAAATTAACGATGATGGAGAATCTGAAGAAACGAGTAGTGATGAAAGTAGTGATAGCGAGGAGCTTGATATTACTGAATTGGTAACAGCTCAAAAAGAAACTCAATCAAAACAAGACGAATATTTTGAAAATCTATTTGGACAGTTAAGCAAATTGGAATCAAGATTAGGTGAGATGGATGGAATTATGAATAAGTTAAATGCTCTCGAGAATAAAATTGAGAAATACCGAGAAAAAACTCCACAAGAAAAATTAGAGTTAAGAAGTTATGATTCATACCCATTCAACCAAAAATTATCACAATTTTTTGACGATAAATCAGAAGAGATGGAAAAGACAGGAAAAAATGATTATGTTTTAACATCTGATGACGTGACTGACATCAATGTTAATGATATTAAGAATTCTTTTCAAGGTGGCGGACTTGAAGACGAGTTCAAATACAAGTAACAAAAACTAAAATAATTGAAAGGTCACTCAAAAGGTGACCTTTTTTTATTTGACAAATCGATAAATTAACCTATCTTTGTAAAACAATTTAAACTTAAATATATAAAAACATGATGAGTTCATTAGATGCCGTATTGGCACAGTACGAAAAAGCACAAGGGGGCGGGGCCCAAAGTAAAATGTCACAAGACGAAAGAATGAAAAAGTATTTCGCTTGTATTCTTAGTGACAAAGAGAAATCAGGACAACGTAGAGTACGTATCCTACCAACACTAGATGGTTCTTCACCATTCAAAGAAGCATGGTACCACGAAATTCAAGTTGGTGGGCAATGGAACAAATTCTTTGACCCAGGAAAGAATGACAACGAACGTTCACCTTTGAATGAGGTTTACGAAGAGTTGATGTCTACGGGTAAAGAATCGGACAAAGAATTGGCGAAACAATACAAGTCTCGTAAGTTCTACATTGTTAAAGTGATTGATAGAGACCACGAAGAAGACGGTGTTAAATTTTGGAGATTTAAACACAACTATAGGAATGATGGTATCTTGGATAAAATCATTCCAATTTGGAGAAACAAAGGTGATATCACTGACCCTGAAAAAGGACGTGACCTTATTATCGAATTAAGTAAATCTAAAACACCTGCAGGTAAAGAATACACAAGTGTTTCTACAATTATGTACGATGACCCTGCACCTGTTCATGAAAGTAAAACTCAATCAGATGCTTGGATTAATGACGAAATGACTTGGTTGGACGTATATTCTAAAAAACCTGTTGATTATCTTGAGGCTATTGCTCGTGGAGAAACTCCAAAATGGGATAGTGATAAAGGTGGGTATGTTTATTTAAACAACGCGGAATCTACAACATCTATGGGAGGTTCAAAATCTACACCAATTGTTGACCCACAAGCAAATGATGCGGTTGACGGAGATTTACCATTCTAAATTAACTGAGCTTGGACACTTACTTAGATATAGTGTCCAAGCTCTTTTCTTTTATAAAAAAAATAACACATGGAAAATAGAATAGGAAAAAGAATGTTTGAATCTCTTGTATTGAAATACGAGAGTGAAGTTGCTGAAGCTGAGGCAACATTAATGGTTTATATGGAGAATGCGGTAGGAATTGGAGAACACCCCCAACACTTGGAGGAAATGAATAATTTTGTTGAAAAACTTGCAAACGCTTTAGATAAACTTGTAACCTTAAAAGAATTTTATTCAAAACATTATGGCAATTAAAAAAAACGATTTTAGTTCGGTAAAGAAAAAATTCTCTACTTCTGCTAAGTATAAGCCACAAAGATTTTTTGACTTAGGTCCTGACTTCTTAGATGCGGTTGGACTACCAGGTCCTGCAATTGGACATTTAAATATGTACTTGGGTCACTCTGACACAGGAAAAACAACTGCGTTGGTTAAATCTGCGGTTGATGCTCAGAACAAAGGTATTTTACCTGTATTCATTATTACAGAACAAAAATGGTCTTTTGAACACGCAAAACTTATGGGTTTTGACTGTGAAGAAGTTGTTGACGAAGAGACAGGAGAATTAGATTGGGATGGTTTTTACATCTTTAATAATAACTTTAGTTATATTGAACAAATCACAGACTACATAAATAGTTTATTGGATGCTCAAGAAAAAGGTGAATTAGATTATAGTTTATTATTCTTGTGGGATTCTGTTGGTTCAGTTCCTTGTAAGATGACTTACGAAGGTAAAGGTGGTAAACAACACAACGCAGCTACTTTGGCCGATAAGATTGGGATGGGTATCAACCAACGTATTTCAGGTTCACGTAAATCTGATTCAAAATACGAAAACACGTTGGTTATTGTTAATCAACCTTGGGTTGAACTACCTGACAATCCATTTGGTCAACCAAAAATTAAAGCAAAAGGTGGAGAAGCTATTTGGTTGAACTCATCTTTGGTATTTTTATTTGGTAATCAAAAAGGAGCTGGAACAAATAAGATTACAGCAACAAAAGACAAAAGAAGTGTTAAGTTTGCAATCAGAACAAAAGTATCTGTAATGAAAAACCACATCAATGGTTTGGGTTATGAGGATGGAAAAATTATTGTAACACCACACGGATTTTTGGCGGGAAAAGATACTGCTGAGGAGAAGATTTCTATTGATAAATACAAAACAGAACATGCG